CGGAGGCGGCAACGCAGACGACCAAGGTGATGGAGATACACCTACCCCTACAACCACTACTACAACTCCACAAGTTGACTTCAATACACAATGGTTAATCCTCAAGGCTAAACTTCTTGCTGCAGGCTTACCTGCATCTACTGTAGATGCAAGCGTTGACTATTTTAGAACCATTATTAAAGATGCTAAATTTGCAGGTGAGAACGAACTTGAAAACGTAGTAGATCAATATCTATATCTACCTACATATCAAGATAAATCCGGCAACACTATTGACTCTCCGTTCTATAAAGACTTTGGTAAGTTCAATGAGAAGTTGACAACCAAGAGAAAGCCTGGCGAACTTGTAGGTTTAGTTCTTGGATACAAGCGTGTTATCGATAAGTACGTAACTAGCCCTACAGGTAGAGATGCATTCAAGAGTGATGATTCTATCATTAAGTATATGCAGAACGATGTCTCTGTAGCAGAACTAGATGAGCGTGCCAATGCTGCACGTCTGCGTTCGCTGAATGCTGATCCTTACTACGTTAAGGCTCTCATGGATCTTAAGTATATTGATGCTGCCTCAGACTTGACATCATTCTTCCTAGATCCAAATGTTGGAACTAAGGCTCTTGAAGATCGTCGTACTTCTGGTGCATTTGCTACTGAAGCAATCCGTAGAGCAAATGAAGCATCAGGCATCAAGCTTGATACAGACTTCGCTAAGCAGCAAGCTGCTCGTCTGACAGCACTTGGTTATACCGAGGCTCAGATTACACAACTAGCAGGTGAAGGCTACGAGAATATCGCAGAGCAACTCAGACCTACTGAGAAGCTTTCAGGTATCTACGAGCGTAACTTGGCTGGTGGAGCTGCTGATGCCACAAAGGTACAGCAAGAACTAGAGGCTGAACAGTTCCTTGGAACTGCATCACAACGCCGTAAGAAACTTGCTCAACAAGAAATCCAGTCGTTTAGAGGACAGTCTGGATTATCAACAACAGCCCTACGTACAGGAGTAACGGGCTTACTATAACAGAATCCCGACATGGATCGATCGGCCCCATGCGGAGTATTAGACCGACAGTACGAGCCAATATCTATTCCCCTGTAGGTATTGAGGCGTGCGCCAACTACTAGAAAAGGGAGAGTTGCTATGAGCAACAACCGCGATAACTACTGGGATGACGAAGAAGAAGATGATGACTTTACGCCATCATACGAATCGGAAACTGACCTTGTAAAGAAACTGCGCAAGGCTTTGAAGGCTGAGCAGAAGAGAAACAAGGAACTTGAAAGTTCACTTGGTGAACTCAGTAAGTCCCAAAGAGAGCGGATTTTGAAGGACGTTTTTTCGTCCCGTGGCGTAAACCCAAAGGTAGCCGCATTTGTACCCAATGACTTGGACGCATCAGAAGATGCTATCTCAGCTTGGTTAGACCAGAATGCTGATGTATTCGGCTTTGAAGTTCAACCACAGCAGGAAGTAAGTCAAAAGGACGTCGCAGCTTTGCGACAGATGGATGCCGTTACAAGTGGTGCTTTATCCCCCGACAAGTCCGAGGATATTGCGTTCCGTATTAACAACGCACAATCTCAGGATGAAATCCTAAACCTTATCTACGGTTCACAATCGTAGCCAATTCAACCAAATGTATACCTCTGCTGCGTTGCCAGCAGGTCAAGCGGGTACAGTTGTCGGTGCTAACCTTGTTACTCAGGCGTATGACAAGCTCGTAGAGTTCGCTCTTCGTTCCGTGCCATCATTCCGCTCTGTTGCTGACAAGAAGCCTGCACAACAGTCCCACGCAGGTTCATCTGTATTGTTCCAACTTTACAATGACCTCGCAGTTGCCACCACCGCATTGACAGAAACTGTCGATCCAGATGCAGTTGCAATTCCTGCAACCAGCACTGTTACAGTTACTCTCAATGAGTATGGTAACTCAATCATTTCAACCCGCAAGCTCGATCTCTTCTCACTCGCTGATGTAGAGCCAGCTCTTGCAAACATTGTTGCATTCAACATGAACGACTCACTCGATACAATCGTACGTGACGTTCTCAATGGTGGATCACAAGTAATCCGCGAATCCGCTGGATCACTCTCCACCTCTGCAGCAATCACCACCATCACTGGTACTGACACAATCAAGTCTCGCGATATCCGCTACGCAGTAGCGAAGCTCCGCGCAGCAAACGTTGTGCCACGCCGTGGAAATCTATACGCTTCCTACATCCACCCAGAAGTTTCTCACGACCTTCGTGCAGAAACAGGAACTGCAGGATGGCGTCAGCCACACGAGTACGTTGATACCGCTGGTATCTACGCAGGTGAGCTTGGAACATACGAAGGCGTTGCTTTCGTAGAGTCACCACGCCTACCAAACTCACAGGCTGGTTCAGGATCTGGCGGAAGCCAGGTTCGTGTCTACTCAACCTTCATCATGGGTCAACAGGCTCTTGCAGAAGCAGTTGCAGAAGAACCACACACAGTTATCGGTCCAGTTACAGACAAGTTGATGCGTCTCCGCCCAATCGGCTGGTACGGCGTCCTTGGCTGGAACCGTTACCGTTCAGAAGCCCTATGGCGTATCGAGACAGCATCGTCTGTCCGTCCAACAGCCTAGTTAGCTGATTGACTGCCAGGCAGGGGAAACCCTGCTTGGTGGTGAGTCCACTAAAGGAGACTTATGGCTTTCATCTTTACACCACCAACAGTATCTGAAGGACCTGCAGGAGACAACGTACTGCACTACAGATACAAGCTAGAACGCGGTATTACTGTCATAAAGGAGAACGGTGTCTATCGTCAAGAGCGCTTTCCGTATGCTGAAGATTTGGCTAATGCTGACTTGTATTACTTGGGTGGTCACATTTACGAGGTATCGGCTACAGAAAAGGCAGCGCTAGAAGCAGCAGGTTACACAGTTCAAACTGTCTAGGGGGACAGATGTTACATAGACAAACACATCCTACGGATGTAGATGGATGCTTTGGATGCAAGATTCTAGGTTTGAATCTGAATGCAGGAGAAGCGTCATCAAGAGTTCCTATGACTACCAAGAAGTGGGACGCAGAGCTCCAGGCATATCGTGATGCTAGAGCACAAGGAATTCAACCGTCATCAACTCGTATGCGAGACATACAGACTGCGGTTGAGGTAAGTAACAGAGCAGGCAAGGCGTTCAAAGCGGACGACTCAACAGGAGGGTTAATTTAATGCCAATGGTTAGCGGAAAGAAATTCCCTTACACAGCTAAGGGTAAGAAAGCAGCCAAGATGTACGCAAAGGCTGAAAAGATGGAAGAAAAAGCCATGATGATGAAGGCCAAGAAGAAGGCTGTTAAGAAGAAAGCGAAAAAGAAATAATGGCGGCAAAACTAACAGCGCAACAAAAAGCTGAACGTGGTCGTACCAAGACTCGTAAGATTGCAAAGATGAACGCACTTGATAAGTCAATCGTTCTAAAGAAGCCAATGAAGAGCCAGAACAAGAATCCTGGAAAGTATGTGCGATGAAGAAGTCTGCCAAGCACCCAGGGTTCAAGGCAGTTCAGAAGAAGATCGCTCGCAAGTCAGGTGTGTCGATGGAGCGTGCTGGTGCAATCCTCGCCGCGTCATCTCGCAAGGCAAGTCCTGCTGCGAAACGCAAGAACCCACGTCTCAAGAGAGTCAAGGGTAAGTAATGTCATCTGGACAATATAAGACCCATAGAGGTTTTAACTCTGTCCAGATTAAGGACGGGAAAGTGGTTCGTCTGAATAAGAACGGAACCATACGAGCGATATTAGGAAAGTACGGTGAATATGGCAAGCAAGAGAGATCCAAGACTCGCTAGGGCTGGAGTCTCAGGTTTTAACAAGCCTAAACGTACTCCTAACCACCCTAAGAAGTCACACGTTGTTGTGGCTAAGCAGGGTAGTCAAGTAAAGACAATCCGATTTGGAGAGCAAGGCGCAAGTACTGCTGGTAAGCCAAAGGCTGGGGAGTCACAAAGAATGAAGATGAAGCGCAAGAGTTTCAAGGCGCGTCATCGTAGAAACATTGCAAAAGGAAAAATGAGTGCCGCATATTGGGCAGATAGGGTTAAATGGTAATGAAGAAAATGCCAAAAGGTGGCGGAAAAGGTTCTAAGGGAGAAAAGCTTTATACTCCTGTAAGCCAAGCCACAATCGATAAAATCAAAAAAATGGGTATGACCAAAGCCCTCGCTGCTGCTGGTAAGACCCCTAAGGGTGCTCGTGCTGAGTTCATCCAAGGTGTAACCCGTATGTACGGTGCTAAGCGTGTAGCTGCTGCACGTACAAAGGCTGCTCCTGCTGCTAAGTCTCCAGATGCAGCTCGTGCAGCTTATGCTAAGAAGTCTCCAGTTAAGAAAGTTGCTAAGTCTCCAGACGAAGCACGCGCATCTTACAACAAGAGCAAACCAGCAACCAAGAAGGCTGCTGCAAAGAAGTACACATCTAAGTCACCAAGACCAATGAATCCAAAGGGTCTATTCCCAGGACTTCTTGGCGGCAAGAACAAGTACGGTAACTAGTGTCTTATACCAAACCAGGTCTACGTGAGTCTATTAAGAGACGAGTCCTTGCTGGTTCAAAAGGCGGTAGACCTGGACAATGGTCAGCGCGTAAAGCGCAACTTGTAACACAACAGTATAAGAAAGCTGGTGGTGGCTACACAGGTAGCAAGTCCAGCAAACAAAAGTCTTTGTCTAAGTGGACCAAGGAAGAGTGGGGAACCAGATCTGGTAAACCCAGTACCCAAGGTTCTAAGGCAACAGGAGAACGTTACTTGCCTAAGAAGGCAAGACAAGCCTTGAGCAAGAAAGAGTACGCAGCAACTTCTGCAAAGAAGCGTCAAGATACCAAGGCTGGCAGACAGTTCTCCAAACAACCAAAGTCAATTGCACGAAAGACAGCGAGGTATAGATAATGGCAGTACCCCATTGAACGTAGTCGGAGACAATCTTGCTGCCAATGAGTGGGCTGGAACAACAGGTCAAAGCATCCAAGGCGCGCTTAATCGCAAAGATGGACGCACAGATCCAAAAACTTTCCTTGATATTCAAGGTATCTGTAACGTGCTAGCAGGAACCGATGGTCTTGCTGCACCCGAAGCTCTAAGAAGGATATCGTCCTAATGACATCAACCCTTGCCAATTTGGTAGATGAAGTTCTCCTAAATCTCAATGGCTACACTATGCGACAAGATCGCACAACTCACCTTACTGCTGACATCAACTCCTCTGCCCTCTCTCTGAGTCTAGGTAGCGTATCCAATATCGGCAAGGGTGTTGTCGAAATCGACGATGAACTTATCTGGGTTGACACCTACGATCGTGTCTCCAGTACTGCTACAGCAGCCCCTTATGGACGTGGCTACCAAGGCACTACAGCTGCCAGCCACACCACTAACACCAAGGTAACCATCTCTCCTACATTCCCTAAGCTTTCAGTTAAGCGTGCTATCAATGACACCATTAGAGCGGTGTTCCCACAGCTTTACGGGGTAGATAAGACAACCTTTAGTCTTACTGCCACCCAGTCCACATACAGCCTCCCAGCGGCCGTAGACACGGTTTTAGGGGTATCCTGGGACACGCCTGGCCCCACTGGTGAGTGGAAGCCTGTCCAACAATGGCGTCATGACCCTATGGCCAATGTGACAACTTATGCAAGTGGTCAGACCATATCTGTCTATGACCGCATTACCCCAGGTCGTACCGTACAGGTGACCTATAGCAAGGAACCTACTGTCCTTGCCAACAACAACGACGTTTTCGAGACAGTCTCAGGATTGCCATCTTCAACCAAGGACGTAATCGTCTATGGCGCTTCTTACCGCCTAGCATCCTTTATCGATCCAGGTCGTCTCACATTCACTTCTGCTGAAGCAGACCAAGCCGATACCAAGATTCAATACGGATCTGGCTCCAATGCTGCTCGCTTTATGCTCGCACTTTACCAGCAACGCCTCACTGAAGAAGCAGGCAAGCTCCGTGACCAATTCCCAGTCCGAATCCACTACACGAGGTACTAATGACAACACGTAAATATCTCTCTACATCTCAGGAGACCACGCTTACTTCAGCGATGAACTCCTCTCAGACAACTATGGTTGTCAACTCTGCAGCTGGATTGCTTGGTTCAATCACACCTGCTGCTGGTGAAACCTTCACCGTTGTCATTGACCCAGATACATCGCTTGAAGAAATTGTCGATGTAATTGCGCCGTCTAGGCTAATGTACACCAAGAATCTAACCTTACAGCTCACGCTGCTACAACCTCTGCTCAGCTAGCATCGGTTATCTCCGATGAAACTGGTACAGGTTCTCTAGTCTTCAACACAAACCCTACGATTGTTACCCCAACAATTGCATCATTTACTAATGCAACCCACAACCACACCAACTCTGCTGGTGGTGGAACTCTTACCTCTGCTGCTGTATCTGATTTTACAGAAGCTGCTCAAGATGCTGTTGGAGCTATGTTCTCTAGTAACACCGAATCTGGTATTTCGGTTACCTATGATGATGCAACTAACAAGGTAAACTTTGATGTAAATGATCCAGTAATCAGCATCGATGGAGACGTTGCTGGCTCTGCCACAATGACTGACCTTGGCAACGTAACAATCAATACAGCCATCTCTCCTGGCGTAATTGTCAATGCGGACATTTCGGGCATAGCCGCTATTGCTGCTAGCAAGATTTCTGGTACTGCAGTAACTCAGGCTGATACAGGCACAGTTACCAGCACAATGATTGCTGATGGCACTATCGTAAACGCAGACATTTCTGCAACTGCAGCAATTGCTAAGACCAAACTTGACCTCAATGGAGCGATTACTTCTGCGGATATCGTAGATGGAACTATCGTAAACGCTGATATCAATGCCTCAGCCGCTATTGCCCTTAGCAAGTTAGCAACTGATCCACTAGCCCGTGCTAACCACACAGGAACTCAAACAGCCTCAACTATCTCA